CACTGGGGACTGGGCGCTCATGTCGGATACCTTCAGATCCGCTGCACTAGCGAACCTACGACCTTCTTCAACGATGGTGCCCAGTAACTGATACAACACCTGACTTGGCTCCTTGTACGGGAGCGTCATGATGTTGTCTTTGATGGTGCCCGAGGCAACGTCTACATCTCGGAATTCCGCCGGAGAGATCGGCGTATCGTCTCCCTTAACCCGAAGACCTTTAGTTTTGAATCCTCCGGGCAGATTTGACAAAGTGCCAGCGTCAACAAGTTGGCGAATGAGAGAAGTACCAGACTTAGCAAAAGCACCAATGAGATGGATAAGACCAAAAGCGTAGAAGCCAAAGCCCGGAATATATGAATAATGGACGAAGTGATTTCTCTTTTGTTTTGTGTCATCTTCAGGATTCCAATTACGGCGTATCGCCAAGACTGTGTTGGTTTGTTTTTCGATCGTAACTACATAAGGAAGGGCGATTCCGGTTGGCTCTCCGTCCTCATCTTTGTCCTCATACCCTGGTAAATCTAAATCAACGTGCATCTCCAAAATTTTGTACCGGTCATCGGTCGAGGCACGAAAGCCCATCTTCTCGGCAATCTTTTTCTCAACTTCATCAAAGGTATCCTGAGGATCTGGTAAGTCCACATCTAAGTAAAAGCCACCAACCATAAGTTTGCGCAACTCATTCGGTGTCTTACGCATCACATGGGTGACACGCTCCGCCACTTCTAGATTAGATGCGCCATAGGGAACAACAATATCCTCCGCTGGAACAAACATCGAGACCTGCCGCTCAAGACTTGGGTCGTAATAGACCTTCTTAAACGCATTGCCCGAAAGCCCCAAGCCCCAGAGCATCCGTTCATGCTCGGGACGGTACTCGACCATAACCTCGGTTAACTGATAGTTCATGTCATCCTTGACACGAATAGAGGCATCACGTTTTTCAGGGGTTTCTTTTCCAATAATCTGGGTCTTCACTGGACCAGCTGCCGGGAAGGTCTCCATGATGGTCTCGGCTTGAAACTTAACGAGAGCCTCACTTAATAGTGGGTGGTAGACACCACAGGATCCAGGCCATGGCTCAGTCCTGTCTTCGACTTTCATGCCCAATAACTCTAGGCCGTCTACATAAGTCTGTATCCAGTCTTTGCGGGAGGATAGATCTTCTGTAAATTCCCCGACCAGATCTCCTGCTAGTTCGGTTAACTCACCATCATCCATATTTTCAGCAAGGTTGGCGTTGAAGTCGTCTTCTTCTTCGCCTTTTTCAATTTCTAATATTGGCATCCCATCAATACCAATTCGCACGGCTTCGGGATCTTCGATCTCAATCTCAATTTCCGGATCTCCGGACATTAAGGTTTCGTCTGTCATCCCCATCGGGGCTTGTCCTAGTGCTTTATCAATTGCCATTAGTAATATCCTTCAAAACGCCGCCGAAATGCCGGAGGCTCGTCGTCTTCGTCTAAAAGAGTTCGAACAAAACCGCCCTTGCGAAATCTCATTAACGCAAGAGAGACAGTATCCACATAGTCATCATGCTCTCCCGAGGGGAAAGATGCAACCTCATCAACAACTTCCTCTGCCCACTGAGTGTTTGGTGCCCATACTCTACCTGAAGCAAACAGATCTGAGACTGCATTTAATCGAGTAATTTTATCGTTACCTTTTACTGGGGTGAATTCTTGCACAGGAATCCCCATGGCTCTAAGTTCATAAATAAGAGGAGCGCCAGAGGCCTTCTTTTCGATAATCATTGAGTCCGGCTCCCATTCTTTCCACTCTTCAATCACTTTTTTCTTAAGAGCTGGGAACTCTAGGCGGTCTCTAAACGCATTTAATAGAATCAGATTACTCTGCATAATTCCATTTTCGTCTTCTTTTTCAAAAACCCCCCATAAAGTACAGGCCGAGTAGTCGGCTCGGGTGCTTTTCTCGAATGCTGTATCCCATGCCATGAGGGTAAAGTCGCAATACGGGGGATCGTCCTCCTCCCAGACCCGCCACCATTCCCTTTTTACGATGGCGGACTCTTCCGAGGTGGGGTTTTGCTGGTACTGAGCCTGCCATTTGGTGTTTGGAAGTTCAGTTTTTAGGGCTTCTAACTCTTTAATTGACCAAAATTCCGGCCATAGAGCGCCCCCCGAGGGCAGGATTGCAGGGAATTCAATAACCTCCCACTCCTCGCCGCCCCGCTGCGCCTCGGCTTTTAAGACCTGTCCAGTCAGATCCCGTTTTCCCCAGCGAGTCATCACTATCACGATTGCCCCACCCGGCTGTAAACGTTGCCGTGGACCTGAGGTGTACCACTCAGTGACCTTATCGTAGATCGAGGGGTCATTGGCCGCTAATGCTGCCTCTTGCTCCGAGTGGGGATCGTCAATAATGAGGAGATCCGCACCCTTACCTGTCACCGTACCCCCGACACCGATAGCAAAATACTCTCCATTGGCGTTAGTAGACCAACGGCCAGCCGCTTTTGAGTCGTGTCTTAAGGCTACGTTTGGAAAGATCTTGGCGTAAGTTTCCCCGTCCACAAGGTTACGGACTTTCCGGCCAAAACCGACCGCAAGTTCGGCGGTATTCGAACACTGAATGATCTTCTTTTGAGGAAACTTTCCTAAAAACCAAGCCGGCAATAAGTAGGAGGCGAACTCACTCTTGGTGTGCCGGGGTGGCATATTAATGATCAGTCTCTTTAACTTCCCAGAGGCTATGTCTTCAAACTTCCTAGCCATGACAGCATGGTGCCTGCCCGAAATAAAACCCGGCCACATGGTCTTTACAAAAGATAGGAAATTCTCCTGCCCCTTCTCCCTGGCAATCGCATCCTGATATTGCATTGCCATAGCAATAATCCCCTCCCTCTCACCTTCAGGGAGTTCATTAATCAACTCAAGCAACTTACTCAATTGACCGAATCCTCAACCCAGCAGGCCGGATCGACCTCGCCCGATTAGGCACACCCTTACAAACCCCCAAAGCAACAAGCGCCCTCATCTTCCTATGCACATTGCCCTCCCCCTTCTCCCCAGTGATCATCATCACCTCCTTCACCGTAGGACCATATCCATACCTCCTCCACCACTCATCAATAACCAAAAATATCTCCTTCTGAGCCGGCGTCATATACCCCCCTCCCCCAAAACGGGGATCCTAAAATCATCAAGGGGGGGTTTTCTATACCACTTTTCCCCCTTGCTAATCCTAAATTTCATACCCCCTCCCCCCTAAGTAAGTAAACACTTCACACATAAGTCATTGATTTATAAGGATTTGTCACCTGTAACACCTGAACAGGTGAGATTTGTATCACCATGCGAATCTACAATTTCTTGTGTAGCAGAGCCAGATTCACTGAGTTGGTGAGCCGATTCTAGAGTGGATTCAGTGTGTGGAATAGTATGACTAAGTGCAGCAGGGGTGTCTAAATTTTTTTGGGGGGTGCCAGGGTGGTGGGGTTCGCTCCCGCCGGCCTCGATGTCCGTGCCCCCTAGTTCGGCCAATAGATCGTCGCCGGAGGAATCTACATCAATGGCATCCACTTTGATCGCCGATCGGATGGATGCGAGGAGTCTCTCCCGAATTTTCTCCGAGTCATGGGTGACGACTGTCTCCCTGCGCTCGGTGAATAATGCGACCTCGGTAATCTTCCCCAATAATTCCAGACACTTGACTCTCTGAGCCGGAGGCATCTCGGGATCCAATGCGCCCTCGATTAACTTATGGATGGTCAGCGCCCTCAAGTGGGCAGGAGTTGCGAATTTCTGCGCCTCTAGTGCCACCTTATATGCCTCTACTTGCGAGACTATTGCAGGGTTCTTCATTAACTCTTGTCCTTCCCTGCTTGCGCTTGCAGGTTTGGCCTTAGTCTCTCTACTCTTCCGATATGCTCCGGCCTTAGTCTCTCCGAGTGCTATTAAACGGGCGAACTCCTTTTGCTTTGCGGTCAGGGACTTTTCTTTCGCTCCTATTGATCCCAACAGAACCGTCTCTATCGGGACTGACTTCAGGCCTTCTTTTATCTCTGCTCTACTTAATCGCTTCATGGGAATTCTTTCGGAGTTTCTGAACTTGCCGTGATTGTAATCCGGACTTTTAATTTCTGCTGGCTCCCTCCCGTCTCTCCGGAAAGCTGCAAAAAGACAAACCCCGAAAACCAGGTTAAACAACCCCCTAAAAAAAAATTAAAAAAAGTTGAAACTTTCGCTTGACTGTCAACTCGAAAGGGTTCAGAATCGTTTTTGCAATAGTTGTATCTTTTATAAATTCATCTGCTAGGAGTAATAATGAAGAAACTTCCAAACCTGTATTTTTTGAGAATTGATAACGACTACTTAGAGGACTCTAAGGCCTTCAATACTAAAGGCGGGGCGGTGGCATTCTTTCGCAGGACTGCTACCGAACTCGCTCAGTACGGTCAAGAATGCACGGCAACTATTCATATCGCCCCCCGAATGGATGATGTAGTCGAATATCCCGACTTTGTGCTCTCTCTTGGAGTCCGAGGCGGTGTTCACGTTGAGAAAGCATAAGGGAGAAACCATGAACACAAAAACCTTAATTCATAGGATGTTGACTGAAAACACGGGAAGACATTTTCTCGACTCGGGGGGCGCATATGGGCGGAATTGGGAGCGCAATCAGAAGAAAACTATTGAAGATTTCGAAAGCGAACCGAGCGCAACTCTTGAAGTGTACCGATGGGAGCGAGACGGGAAAGTCTCTTATGACTTCTCCCCGACTATTTCCCTTTTTCACCACTTGACCGAGTGCCTAGAACTTGACGATCTCTGCCGTGAGTTTAACGCTTTATTTGTTTCGGATTGGGATTCCGAGGACTTTTATGGAGTGAGTGCGGATGGCGAGAAGTGGATCAAATCCGCAGGTTTTAGAAAACGAGAGGCTCCTTTCAATTCATACAATTGGGGCGCAAATTTTAGCCAAACGATACAAGGGCATTTTTTAGACTTGGACGGCGATCAATATGTCCTCCTGCAAATCCACGGGGGATGCGATGTTCGGGGAGGTTATACCGATGCCCAACTTTTCAAAATTA